ACTTTGACCGCTGCCGCAGGATCAACGTTTACCTTTGTAGGGTATCCGGAAGTTCTGGTTAAGTGGAATCAGGGTTACCACAGCTACCAGTTCGCAACGGGCGTTTAAGGGGAAAATAAATGGCTATTTCACGCGCACAACTACTGAAAGAGCTTCTCCCCGGCCTGAACGCACTGTTCGGCATGGAGTATGCTCGTTATGGCGAAGAACACAAAGAGATCTACGAAACCGAGACCTCCGAGCGTTCGTTTGAAGAGGAAACCAAGCTGTCAGGCTTTAGTGCTGCTCCGGTTAAGGCCGAAGGTAGCGCAATCGCTTATGACAACGCGCAAGAGGCTTGGTCTACTCGCTACAACCACGAAACCATTGCTCTTGGATTTTCGATCACTGAAGAAGCGATTGAAGATAACCTGTACGACAGCTTGTCTGCTCGTTACACCAAGTCTTTGGCTCGTGCAATGGCTTACACCAAACAGGTTAAGGCTGCTGCGGTTCTGAATAACGGCTTCAACTCTGCCTACACGGGTGGTGATGGAGTACCTTTGTTCTCAACTGCTCACCCCCTGATTTCTGGTGGCACCAACAGCAACACGCCTTCTACTCAAGCTGACCTGAATGAGACTTCTCTTGAAGCCGCTGTTATTCAGATCGCAGCATGGACGGATGAACGTGGTCTGTTGATCGCAGCTAAGCCACGTAAGTTGGTTGTACCTCCCGCACTGATGTTTACTGCTAAGCGTTTGCTTGACACTGAACTTCGTGTTGCTACTGCTGATAACGACATCAACGCGTTGAAGCAGATGGGTGCAATTCCTGAAGGTTATACGGTTAACCACTTCTTGACCGACAGCAACGCTTGGTTCCTTACGACCGACGTTCCTAACGGCTTGAAGCACTTTGTCCGTACGCCGCTTCAGAACTCGATGGACGGGGACTTTGACACCGGAAACGTTCGCTATAAAGCTCGTGAGCGTTATTCGTTTGGCTGGTCCGATCCGCTTGGTATGTTCGGTTCGAGTGGTTCGACCTAATCAAAAGAAAGGGTCAGATGAGGGGGCTTCGGCCCCCTTTTCTTTTTTCTGAAATAGGTGTATAAACCTATTATTCCGGGGTTATCCGGTATATCAGACAGTCCCGGCTGGCGTACATGCAGACTGATATGCCGACATCGCATGTAGAGGATTTCATGGCGAATACTACATTCACCGGTCCAGTAAGGTCGCAAAACGGCTTCCAGGACATCTCAATTAATTCCACGACTGGCGCTGTTACTGTTAACGCTACGCTTGGTGCTGCTACTACCGTCAGTACTTTGACCGTTACAGGTAACGCCGCTATTGGTGATGCCGCTACAGATACGTTTGGTCTTTATGGCGCTACCCCTGTAGCCCAACCTGCTACGACCGGACAGACTTCTGGATTTACCGCTGGTTCTGGCACTGCTGTACTGAGCGACTCCACATTTACGGGCGGTACTGGAACTAAGGCTTACACCATTGGCGACATCGTCAAGCATTTAAAAGCTCTCGGTATTTTGGCTACCAGCTAATTAGGAGCGCATCATGACGATGCAAACAGATGTTCTATCATCCCATGTGGAAGCCACCGGTATTGTGGTATCTGGACGAGTTAGGCTTAAGGGTTATCAGTGCCTTTCTGGGGGTACTGCTGGCGATATTATCTTTCGTGACGGTGGTGCAAGTGGCACTATTCGGTTGCAATTTAATATCCCAGGAAACACTAATAATCCTTTCTCTAATTTAATTCCTGGTGAAGGAATTTTGTTCACTACAGATGTTCATGTGACGCTTCCTACAGCAGCTAAAGTGACAATTTTCTATGGCTAAGTCTCCTGCTTGGCAAAGGAAAGAGGGCAAAAACCCTAAAGGTGGTTTGAATGCCAAGGGTAGAGCTTCCTATAACGCTGCCAATCCAGGTAAGCCTGGGTTGAAACCTCCGCAACCGGAAGGTGGGTCTCGCAGAGATTCTTTTTGTGCTCGAATGAAAGGCATGAAGAAGAAACTTACCTCTGCAAAGACTGCTAACGATCCGAATAGTCGAATCAACAAGAGCCTTCGGGCATGGAAATGTTGAGGTAATCATGGGCCGTTTAAATAAGCCAGCTATACCGGGGTATGAATATCGCGCCCCAAACCAGACTAACGCTAGAGATCTCACTCCTAACCTTAAGGAAGATTACGACGCATCACAAGATGCTGACATTGAGAGAATCAAAAAAGCGTTAAAGCAAGAAACAAAGCGTGAAGGTGAGCAAGGATATAGAGATAGAGCTAGAACTCAAGAAGCTGCCGGAAGAGCTGTATCTCGTACGTTAGGTCGCGCTGGGCTTATGCAGGGAGCTTTTGCAGTAGGTACTAAGTTAGGCGAAGAGATTGATAGACGTAACCCAAAAATTGGGAAAGCTATTGATAAAGTAATCGATAGGATGTCTGTTCCATCCGATAGATTTAAATTAACCAAAGAAGCACAAGAGCGTGTGGATCAAGAGCAAGCCTTCAAAGATGTTGAAGACGCTATGCGTAGGGTTAAGAATAACGAGGATAAAGAATACAAAAGAGGCGGAAAAGTTATGTCTGCTTCTAAACGCGCTGATGGCATTGCTAAGCGGGGTAAGACTCGCGGTAGAGTGATGTGATGGTGCGGGTATGGAAATGATGATATGGAACGCTTTGCTGACTACATTTCTTGGGTTACTAGGGTGGATACTCAAGGAGAAGTCAGCAGAACTGCACCGATTGGGAGTCTTACTAAACAAGACTCGCGAGGAAGTAGCGAAGGAATACGTGACGAAGGTGGACGTTCACAACGACATCAACCGAGTGCTGGACAGGTTGGATCGACTGGACAACAAGCTGGACGCATTTATCAAGGAGCACCGGAATGCCAACCGTTAGCGCCAAACAAAAAAGGTTTATGGATGCAGCAGCACATAATCCAGACTTTGCGAAGAAAGCAGGTATTCCGCAGGGCGTAGCCCAAGAATTTAGCGATAAAAGTAAGGGACTGAAGTTTGGTTCAGGTTCAGGAAACCGACCGGATCTTCAGAAAGTAAACAAGCCTTCAACTCGGCATGGGAAGATGGCTGTCATGGCAGGAGGTGGTATGGCTGAGTCGAAGGCAATGATGAAGAAAGAAGTGTCCTTTATGAAAAAGAAGGGCGCTCCTAAATCTATGGTTAAACATGAGGAAGCTGAAATGAAAAAGATGGCAAACGGTGGTATTACTACTGCCAAAATGGGCGCTGTTAAGACTGCTGCTCCTAGCCGTGATGGTGTTGCTACCAAGGGTAAAACCAAGGGTACGATGGTTCATATGTCTGGCAGCAAGCCGCTTGGTATGAAAGCTGGTGGCAAAACCAAGAAGATGAACTACGGCGGCAAGGCTTGCTGAGATGATGCCGTGCCGAGGGATGGGTGTAGTACGCCCATCCAAAATGCCTAACGCCAAGAAGAAACCTCGACGCGACGATACTGATTTTGTTGAGTATGCCGAGGGTGGTAAGGTCAATGCAGCAGGTAATTACACTAAACCTGGGTTACGGAAACGCATCGTTGCCCAAGTAAAAGCCGCTGCTACTCATGGCACTAAAGCAGGTCAATGGTCAGCTCGTAAAGCACAGCTAGTAGCTAAGAAGTACAGAGCAGCAGGTGGAGGTTATCGTGACTAAGAAAGTAAAGAAGTTTGGCGCAGGTGGGTCAGCCACTGAAAAAGATAAAAATTTAGACAAGTACAACATGCTTGGTCTTTACGCCGAGAAAAAATTCCCGTTCAGATCTGGTGACGATTATGGTACTTCTTTAAGCAAAGGCGCGATGCACAAAGCTGAAGAAACCATGAAAGAATACCTCCGTGATTCAAGGAATCGAGGTTCTATAGAATCTCCCAAGACTCGTGGTCAGGTTGGTGAAGAGGCTATGGCTGAAGGGCGTAAAGCAGCTAAAGAAACTGCTGCTGAAGAACGTCGGGAAGCTCGCGGTATGAAGACAGGTGGTATGGCTAAAGGTGGTAAGTGGATTCAGTCCGCTATCAAAAAGCCCGGAGCCTTGCGTAAATCACTTGGTGTAAAAGCTGGTGAAAAGATTCCCGCAGGTAAGTTAGCCAAAGCGGCAAAAGCTCCCGGTAAATTAGGGCAGCGAGCGAGGCTAGCGCAGACATTGAAGAAGAT